TTCTGTATTTGATTTAACTCAAGAAGATAATATCCTCTACAAGTTCAATAGTATTAACGGTGGTGTTATCGTACCTCGTGGTACTTCTATAGTTGGTCTTGACTTAAGAAAAACCAAACTTAGACCAAAATATGTACCAAACCCAACAGATACTAACTTATCTGGAACTGCTTTATTCAGAGTAACTGGTACTTGTTACTTCTGGCAGTTCTCCATCTTTGATGGTGATCAGAGTGGAACTGTTTACACTGACAGTCAGGACTTCTCCTCTGCAAATACTGCTACACCTACATTCTCTCACCACAAACTTACTGTATTTGAATACGCTGATGGTGTAACCATTCCAACTGGTTATACTATTTCTGACCTGGCAATGTATTATAGTAAGCTCTCTAATGCTTACAACACTGAGACTGGTAGAAACATTGACCAGAAGTGGCCAGCAGACCCACTTGGTTTTGCTGCCAAGCGTCCAGAATATGAGATTGTTGGTGCTTTTGCTGATGATCCTGTCAATATTTCCAGCATCATTTCTGGTGATGGTTCTACACCAAGCAGTGTCATTACAGTCACAACTAGTACCGACCACAAACTGACATCTGGAACACCAATTAAGATTAAAGGTGTCAGTGTAGAAGATTATAATATCGCCACCACGGTTCAAAACGTCACTGATGCTAGAACATTTACGTTCTTGCTTCCATTCGTTAGAAACAACCTGACTGCATCTCCTAGTGCTTCTGGTTCTACTGTCACCATTGAGACTGATACAGTTCAGGGTGCTTCTCCATATATCTTTAATATCTCTCTCCGTTCTGTCTTCGGCATGAATGGTATGCACGCTGATGGTGCGAAGGCAACTGGATTCCGCTCCATGGTTGTCGCTCAGTTCACTGCTGTCGGTCTTCAGAAGGACGATAGAGCGTTCGTTAAGTATAATGAGTCCTCAAGAGTTTACGAGGGTATCAGCGTATCTAAGGTGACTGGTGCCGCTCTCGCTAGCGGTTCTTCATCTACTGATGCTAATAAAGTCTATCACTTAGATAGTGAGGCACAATATAGAATTGGGTGGGAGAGTTCCCATATCAAAGGATCTAATGATTCCTTCCTGCAAATTGTATCCGTCTTTGCTATTGGTTTTGCTTATCATTTTGATGGCAGAAATGGTGCTGACATGAGCATCACAAACTCCAACTCTAACTTTGGACAAATTTCTCTGAATGGTGTTGGATTTAAGAAAGCAGCGTTTAGCAAAGATAATAGGGGATACATCACATCTGTTATCACCCCTAAAGCAGTTACAACTAAAGAAGAGGATATTGATTGGGTAACTCTTGACGTTGGTCTGACAACTTCTGTTGGTATCTCCAGTCACCTGTATCTCTTCGGGTACAATGACAAGAATATCAAACCACCACACAAAATTCAAGGTTATCGTGTTGGTGCCAAACTGAACGAGAAACTGTCCTTTGTAGGTTCTGGAACCACCTACACTGCTGATGTTCTCATGGTTGACAATGAGATCAGCACCACTGGTATTACTTCTGCCCTTGGCGAGACCAGTTCTGTCAAAGAATACAAGGTAACGTTAGTAAACAACAGCACCTTCACTATTGGATCTCACAAACTCATTACTGGTGAGAAGATTGTCATCAACAGTGACACTGGAGACCTTCCAGAGAACATTGAAGCACATAAGGTTTACTTTGCTATCAAGGCAAGTGGAACCACCATTAAGGTCGCAGCATCTCTCACTAATGCTGAAAATGATGAGGCAATTACACTCTACGGTGGCACAAGTTTAAGAGTTCGTAGTAGAGTTTCTGAAAAGAGTTCTGGTGAGATTGGTTCTCCAATTCAGTTTGATGCAGGTAATGGCAACTGGTTTATTAAATCTTCTGCTGGTAATGCGATCTACAATGCCTTCAATACTCAAGGCACAGGAACTCTTGGAACTAGAACAACAACCAGTTTCATCAAGAGAAAAGAGGATTCTAGAAGTCTTGATGAGAAACTGTATAAGTTGAGAGTTGTCGTTCCTAAAGAACTCACTAATTGTAAGGAACCAGAAGAAGGATTTGTTCTTCAAGAATCCAGCACTACATCTTTGAGATCTGACTCTGACTTTACTGCTACTGGTATCACAACTTCTGATCCAGATTTCAACAGAAATCCAAGGTTCATCAGCACCTGTTCTACTTCAGGTTCTACTGTAACTGTCATCTCTGAAATTCCACACAACATTAAAGTTGGTGAGAAGATTACGATCAAGAATGTCACCAGTACAGGTAATACTGCTGGCACAGAAAATAAGGGATACAACGGTGTCTTTACTGTTCTTTCTATTCCCGACGATAAGACATTCACTCACTCCACAACTGATGTAGATAGCATCACCCATAACGGTGGAAGCTTCACTAACAACACGAGCACTAGAACGATTGCTCTGCCTAGATTTGAGAGAACTGACTGGAAAGGTAACTTCTACATCTACAGAAATGAAGTTATCACACCATATGTTGAGAATGTAAGTGATGGTATCTACCATCTGTATGTTCTGAACGCTAATAATGCTATTCCTACAGAATATACATCACACTACTTCAGTCAGAAAGTTGATGATCTTTATCCACAACAGGATAAAGATAATGTAGATGACAATCCAGAGTCTGCTCAATCCTTTGCAATGAGATCACCAGTCGGTGATGTAACAACAAGTGACCTGAAGAAGAGTATTACTAGAGAAAGTATTGACAATCTTCTGCCTACACTTGGTATTGGTCTTACTATTTCTGGTGTCACAACATCCTTCGTAACAAACACTGTTGGTGTTGCCACACTTACATTCCATGAGAATCATAACTTCAATGGTATTGTAACTTACAGTGCCCTAACTGGTGGTTCTGGATATACAAACGGCACATATCACAACGTCAAACTGTTCAACAATGGTACATCCACATGGGATGGTGCTACAGCAAGAGTTGTAGTTGCTAGTGGTGCAGTATCTAATGTTGACATCACCTCTGGTGGTTCTGGATACACAAACAACGAAGAGTTAGACTTTGATACTTCAAGAGTTGGTGGTGGAACTGGTGCTGGTGTTACTATTACTACCTCTGGAATCTCTACTGTCATTGGTAATACAATCCAACTGACTGGTATTGGCACTCACACCAGCGGACACTTCAGAATTACTGGTGTTCCTGCTAAGAACCAGGTTGCGATTGCTATCAGCAACACTGACGCAAGACCAATTCAAGGTCAGTATCTTATCAATATCGCTCCTGAAATCACAGTTTCTACTGCCACCACCACAATTACATCTGGCATCACCACATTCACAACAACTGAACCACACGGTTTCGTAGTTGGTAACAGGTTGACAATTAAGAACAGCAGTGATGCTAACCTTGGTAACTATGATGTAACTGGTGTCACCACAACAACGGTCACAGCAAATGTTGGTGTCGGTGTTACAATCCACGGACCTAAGTTCCTGCTGAAGCATGGACTTTCTGCCAACGATTTGACATCTGATAAGAATGGTGAGAACCTTGGTTCTAGAGGTTTGTCGTTCTTCGGAAATGAGACTGCTATTCTCCAGTCCAACATTAGTAATGAGACCACCATTCGCGTCAAGACGACAAATGTTGGTGTTGCCACTGCTGCTAGATTTGAACTTGGTTCTTACTTCCAGGTTGACAATGAGATTATGCGAGTCACCAGCAATGTCTTAAGTGGTTCTGGTGGTAATGAAATGACTGTTATCCGTGGTGCCATGGGTACAGTTAAGGAGAATCATTCTGGTGGAGCACTTATCAAGAAAGTTGAACTCAAGGCGATTGAGTTCCACAGACCATCATATTTGAGAGCATCTGGTCATACATTTGAATATCTTGGTTATGGTCCAGGTAACTATTCTACAGCACTTCCTCAGGTTCAGGTCAGATCTCTGAACGAAGAAGAGGAAACTCTGGCACAAGCACAAGAGAAGAATTGTGGTATTGTTGTTTACACTGGTATGAACAATGATGGTGACTTCTACATTGGTAATAAGAAGATTAACTCTGCTACCGGTAAAGAGAAGACCTTTGATATTCCTATCCCAACTGTAACTGGTGAAGATACTAGCGTCAATAGTGTCGTCTTTGATGAAGTTATTGTTAAGGAGAGACTTATTGTTGAGGGTGGCAACTCTGGTACTGTTCTATCTCAGTTTGATGGTCCTGTTACTTTCAACGGCGAGACAAAGTTCAATGAAGACATTGATGTTGATGCTTCTGTTAAAGTTACAGGTGTCTTCAACATCACTGACACCACTCAGTCTACCAGTGTTGGAACTGGTGCTCTGACTGTAGATGGTGGTGTTGGAATTGACAAGAACCTCCATGTTGGTGGTGATATCACTGCCACAAACTTCTATGGTAATGGATCTACACTTTCTGGCATTTCTACGACAATTCTGTATGATACGAACGATGCTGTAAGAGTTGAAGGAACAACTACTGGAGCAACTGTAACTGGTGTATTGGATGTAAATGGCAGTGCTGACATTGACAATGTAAACATCAATGGAAATACGGTTACGACCACCACTGGAAACTTGACTTTAGATTCTGATGGAGGAACACTTGATGTTAATGACAATCTTGATGTTTCTGGAACCGGTGCGTTTGGTAGTAATCTGACTGTATCTGGATCTGGTACATTCACAGGTGATCTTATCGCCTTCTCCTCCTCTGACCAAAGACTGAAGGATAATGTTGAACCTATTGAAGATGCTATCGCTAAGGTCTTAAGTCTTAGTGGTAATACATTTGAATGGAATGATAAGTCCGATAAAGAAGGACTTGACATTGGTGTCATCGCTCAGGAAGTCGCAGGTCTTGACTTACCAGGTCTTTATACAACTAGAGAGGATGGATACATGGCGGTTCGTTATGAAAAACTTGTGCCTTTGCTCATTGAGGCAATCAAACAACTTAATGCGAAAGTTGATGAGCACCATAAATAACTAGAAAAGCATCCAGAGATGGCGAATTATAGAAAATCGTTTAATTTTCGTAATGGTGTTCAAGTTGATGATGATAACTTAGTTGTAAACGCTAATGGCTTGGTTGGTATCGGCACGACCGTACCAACTGAGTCTTTGGATGTTAGAGGGACCGCAAGAGTTGTTGGTCTTGTCACTGCCTCTAGTGGCATCATTAAGAATTTGGAAGTAACGGGTGTTACCACAATCACTTCTGGTTCTGTAGGAAATCTGAACGTAAATGCAGCAGGTATCGCTACTGCTGTATCTGGTGTTGTTACTTATTATGGTGATGGTTCTAAATTATCAGACATTCCAACATCACAGTGGACAGATATTGATGTTGGTCTAGGATTTACAAGTATCTACAACAAAGGATATGTTGGTGTATCTACCAACGATCCTAGAATGAACCTTCAGGTTGGTGGTAATCCATTACTTTCTGGTACACTTCCTGGTGGTGTTGGTATCAGTTCTTTGGGTCATATTAAAGCAACTGGTGTTGTCACTGCTACCCAATTTGTCGGAGATAAGTTTACTGGTGCCGTCACAGGAAACATAAACTCTACAGGTGTTTCTACATTCACTGACCTCAAAGTTGGTAGCAACATCACTGCAACTCTTGGTGTCATTACAGCAACAACATTTGTAGGTGATGTAACTGGAACTATAACTGGTAATGTTGTTGGTATTGCAACATCTGCCAGAAGTCTGGTTGACACTCCAGACATTACAGTTGGAACCATCACTGCTACAGAAATTACAGCAAACTCTGTAAACCTCCCAACTGCTGGTATTGTAACTGCCAAGTCCGAATTAAATGTTGGTACAGGTGGCACAGTATTCACTGTATTAGATACAAATAAGTCAGCATTTGGTTCTGCTAGTCCTGATGCTAATTTAGAAATCAGAACAGCATCTGGTATTTCTTCCGTACATATTAGAAATACTGGAAGCACATCTTTACTTACACTTGGCCGCGGCGCACCAACAACAACCACATCAGGTGCTCTTCGTTTTGGTGGAGACAGTGGATTGAGTTATAGTGACAGCAGATCATTAGATCTCGTCAATCATGATCTAGGAAACCTGAACTACATTCTGCATGGTGGCAGTGGAACAGGTATCAACACGGGTGGTTTCCACTGGTTCAAAGGCACAAGTCCCTTGATGTCCCTGTCTTACACAGGTAATTTGGGTCTGGGTGTCACAGCACCTACTCAAAAGTTAAGTGTATCGGGTGTATCAACCTTTGCTGGTAATACTTTTATCACTGGAGATTTAAGTGTAACTGGTGCGGTAACACTCACTGGTGCACTTACGGCAGGTAGTTTTATTGGTGATATACTCGCACCTAATGGATCTAACACCGTATTTGATAATGGTAGTGGTGACGGTTCTAATGGCAGATCTCTCGTCAATACTTATGTAACTTCCGGCATTTCCACATTCTTCCATATTAAGCATAATGACAATGCTTATGCTGTTTTCTCAACAACTGATAATCAAGGTGTAGATAGAACTGATAGTAATGCCTTAAGGTTTGCTATCAACCCACCAACACATAGTCAGGGTGGTTCCGCAAGGGTTGTTGTTACGCAAAAAGGATGTATTGGTTCAGGCACAACTAATCCAATATGTGCTCTTGACTTGGGTTCTGCCACCGCTAATGATGATGGTGAATCATATTCCTCTGATAGGTTTATGATTCTTCCAAAGGTCACCACTACCAATAGAGATAACTTAAATAACTTGACTGCTGGTGCTGTAATCTACAACACTACACTGAATAAAATACAGGTCTATACAGGATCTGGATGGGAAACCGTAACTTCTAGCTAATATGGCATTACCTGCTTCTGGTCAAATTACTGCCAATCAAATCTCTGATGAGTTTGGCAGAAATCTTGCTCCCAATCAAATGTCTTTGGGTGCTTACAGACTGACACAATCTGTTGGCACATTATCTTTCAATGGTATTGATAGTGGTGTTCCAACATCTGGTGAAATCAAGTTCAGTGACTTCTACAGCAAGAGATTGAATGTTGTTGTTGACTTCCACACTGGTGGACAAGAAAGCAGACAAAATGCAAAGAGTAGATACAACAATAATAGTGTAACCGTTATTGGTGGATTTAGAGGTAGAAAGGAAGCAGGTTCAAAGATACTTATTCACGTCAATAAAACCATTGGTTCAGCAAAAGGAAACCAAGCAAACGTTGCACTCAGAACAGGAACTTGGAATTCTGATGTTGTTTTAAGTGTTGATGTTGGTAGCAGTGGTAGATTATATGGTGCTGGAGGAGATGGTGGTAAAGGTGCTGATAGTTGGTCTGATGCAGGAAGTAGTAATGGATCTAGTGGAGGTAATGGAACTTCTGCATTAGGTATTGAGCATGAAGAAACTGCTGTAAATATCCAAAGTGGTGGAAGAATAAGGTGTGGATTTGGTGGCGGTGGTGGTGGAGCTGGTGCTCGCCAAGTTGACTCAGGTGCTGATAGAAGTGCCTGCGGTGGTGGCGGTGGTGGTGGTGCTGGTCTGCCTGCCGGAAATGGTGGTGGGGCTGGAGTGAGACAGTCAGGCAATGCCGACGAAGTTCAGAATGGTTCTGGTGGTGGTGCTGGTCAACTAGAAGAAAATGGTGAAGGTGGATCAGGTGGAAACAATGCTAATGAAGCTATTGGTGCTAATGGTGGACGTGGTGGTGATCCTTTTGAAACTGCTCAAGGTGGAAATGGGGGAAGAAATTTAGATAGTTCAAATGGTGGAGCAGGATCAAATGGTGCTGCTATTCGTAGAAGTGGTGGAAGTATCGTGGTTGATATTACTAATGCAGGGAATCTCACAGGAGATACGAGTTCCACAGGTGTAGCATAAATATCTAAAAATACTTTGTTATGTCTGATAATTTTGTTGTGCGATATCGTGGAGCATTTTCACGCAAAGAGTGTGCTGATTTAGTGCAGTACATTGACTATCTGGATAACAATAATTTATTGTTTTACGATACAGAGAAACTTCATCAGGTTGACAACAAAACAATAAATGTAAATAATGGTTTTAATCTTGACGTAACTGCTGCGTCTAGAATATCACAGCAGATCTTACCTAACATGAAGGTTTGTATTGATGAATATGTGAATATGTTTAGTCTGTTGCAGCAAAGCGAGTTTGCTGTTTATGACTGTAAGTTGAAGAAAATACCCGCTGGTGGTGGATTTCATTCTTGGCATTATGAGAATGGTTCATACATTTCAGCACCCAGATCTTTTGTCATTCAGGTATATCTAAATGATGAATTTGAGGGTGGAGAGACAGAATTTTTGTATCAAAACTTACGGGAGGAAGCAGTCACTGGAGATGTGATTATCTTCCCTGCTGGGTTTACACATACTCATAGGGGCAATCCACCTATTGGTGGAACAAAATACATTGCAACTTCATGGGCAGTAGTTCAAGATAATGGAGGACGAGAATGACAGAAACTTTGAAGTTGGTTCAACATCCAGAACCATTTCCACATATTATAGTCAAAGATTTTTACAATCAAGAAGAACTAGATTTAATTTGGGAAGAACTAGATTTTTATACGAAACCTGGCAAGTTACTGAAAGCAGAAGATTTTGGTGGGATAGTTGGATACACAAATTCTAGTGCTCTTATCTTAGATCAACTATACAGAAACTATTCAAGTGGTAACTGGCAGGGCATCAATGGTAATCCAAACTTTAGACCAATGTCTAACATCCTGACAGTAAATAGAAAGATATTCAACTCTGGTGTCCTAGATGCTTTTGCTGATATTCATAGATGCTGTTCTATTGCTCCGATGGCAAACTTTGATGCCACTAAAGTGAGATACTACCACGATAAAGAATACTATCGTGCTCACCTTGATAAGTCAACACAGTTCCTGGCGTTTACATACTTCCATAAAGAACCCAAAAAGTATGAAGGTGGAGACTTGTTCTTCCCAGACTATGATTACGAGTACAAGTGTGATAATAACTCACTAATTGTGTTTCCTGGGTGGGTCAAGCATGGTGTCAATAAAGTGTCAATTAAAGATTCGGATTATTTTGAAGGGTACGGGAGATATTCTATCACAACTTTCTTCGGCAGTGTGTCTCAACAGGACAGAGCTTGACAAAAGTCCCAAAAGACCTTAGACTCTGCCTTGTCGCGGTTGATGGGAACATTATGAGCTCAAAACACAATAGAGTTCATCGGTAGAAGCGTGCTATAATATCTGCAAGACACCAAACCCAATGACCATCACCCTCCGTCCCCATCAGCGTCAAGCATGTGATGCGATGTTGAAGCACACCAAAGGTCAAGTCATCATCCCTACAGGTGGTGGTAAGACCATGTGTATGATTCAGGATGCTCTGGATCACTTTGCCATCCATGATGCTGGTATCATCGTTGTTGTTGCTCCTCGTATCCTGTTGGCACAACAGTTGTGCTCTGAGTTCTTGGAGCACATTGAAGATGCTGCTGTGTTTCATGTTCATAGTGGTGAGACTGAGCACTTCAGCAGCACCAAGTCTTCCTACATCAAACGGTGGAGCGATCAGGCATATCGTAAGCAACTGATCTTTACCACCTACCACTCCCTTCACAGGGTTCAGGAGTCCGGTATCAACGCTCACACCATTTATTTTGATGAGGCACACAACTCTGTAAAGCGTAACTTCTTTCCTGCCACTGAGCACTTCAGTAATGATGCTGAGCGTTGTTACTTCTTCACTGCCACACCTAAACACAGCGTCAGCATCTTCAAACCTGGGATGAATGATGGTGAAGTCTACGGTCAGGTGATTTGTAACGTGCCTGCACCTAAACTGGTTGAGGAAGGTTACATTCTTCCACCTAAGGTCTCCATCACTGAACTGCCTCAAGGTGACTTCAAACAGTCTGACTGTCAGAACCTGCTGGATACGATTGATGGCAACTCTCTGAATAAAATTCTGATTGCTGCTAGGTCAACACGTCAAATTGTCAAACTGCTGGCAGAGTCTGACTTCTACCACCAACTGCGTGAGCGTGGATACTCTTGTCTCTATATCACATCAAAGACTGGTGCTTTTATTGATGGTGTCAAGGTTGATAGGGATGAGTTCTTCAAGACACTCAATGCCTGGGGCAAGGATCCTGAAAAGCGTTTCGTGGTAATCCACCACTCTATCCTGTCTGAAGGTATCAATGTCAACGGTCTGGAAGCAGTGCTCTTTATGCGTAACATGGACTGTATTGGTATCAGTCAGTCTATCGGTCGTGTGATCCGCTTAGGAGACCGTCACAAGATGTTTGGCTTGGTTTGTGTGCCTGTCTATGATAAAGTGGGTGTAGGCACCGCCAGGTCCGTCCAGGCGGTCGTAGACACTGTATTTGAACAGGGTCAACCTGCTATCAGTGTTGTTCGTCGTTAATACTATGAACTTTGACATCCAAGGACTAAAAGCACTGACATGGTTTTATGCACAAAGAGAGGGCACCATCACTCCAGATACCTGGGAGAAGATTATTGCAAAGTCTACTGGAGGTGAACACATTCCTGGAGATGTTTACATGGCGGATGGGCACAGTAATCATAATGGACAAAATGATAAGTCGGCAAACAAAAAATTTACCAAAGGTGATAATCAAACAATTAGGTTTGTTCAATGTCGCTGTCCTTTAGATGAGGGTAGTGACATTGGGAAAGGTGTAATTAAAACACTGATTGATAAAAGGGAAGAGAGTTTTAAGGTCTTCAAACTTAATAAAATGGTGGATATTGTCATCGTCCACTATCGTGATGGTGAAAACTATAACGTTCGTGTGTTCTGTTATGACCAACCAAAGTATGAAGATATAAAGTATGAATGGCACGATGGTAAAGCATATTTGAATCCAGATAAGTCTAAGAAAAATTGGAAAAAAACCTGGGAGATTAAACGTATTCCTGGTGATGCTAGTGCGTTTCAAACTTGTGTTTACATTAAAAAAGTTTTTAATAAGTCTGATGCTATTGCAGATTTCTCTGTAAAATGCGATAATAACTATGATGTAGATATGGAAAAAGCAAAAAAAGAGTATGCTGAAGCACAATAAAAATAACATATCTCTCTATCTGCAAGATTGTATCGAATGGATGCAATCACTGGATGATAATAGTGTTGATATGACACTTACTTCACCACCATACGATAATATCAGAGACTATAAAGGATATTCATTTGATTTTGAAACTACTGCAAAAGAATTGTATCGCATCACAAAACCTGGTGGAGTTGTAGTATGGAACGTGGCAGATCAAACTGTTAATGGAAGTGAAAGTGGAACTTCTATGCGTCAAGCACTTTTCTTTATGGAATGTGGATTCAAACTGCATGATACAATGATCTATATCAAAAAGAATCCTATGCCCAGTAGTGGTAAAAGATACCATCAGGCATGGGAATATGTTTTTTGTTTTAGTAAAGGAACTCCAACTACTTTTAATCCTTTTATGGTTGAATGTAAGTATGGTAATCTAAAAGCAAATCAAAAGTATCGTGGAAAAGATGGTGAAAAAAATTATAAGGTAACAAAGAGAAACTCTCACTCAAAGGTGAGGAATGTGTTTGAATATGTAATTGGTGGAGGACATACTACAAAGGATAAAATTGCTTTTGACCATCCAGCAATTATGCCAGAAAGATTGGCAGAAGATCAGATTAAAACATGGACAAATGAGGGTGATTTAGTTATTGATCCATTTGCAGGATCTGGAACAACTGCAAAAATGTGTTTGCTAAACAAACGTATATTTTCTGGGTCTGAAATTAGTGAAGAATACTGTAGTATCTTTATTGAAAGAATTGAATCCAGTAGTCCAGATGAAGAAGTGTCACCAAAACAACAAAACGCTTTAGAGGCACTGCTATAATACAAATACCGAAAGGAACCAACCATGAAGTGCAAAGTTCAACTCTTCAAAGCAGGCAAGGTCTTTGATGAAATTGTCATCGCAACTGACTATGAAGATGCCAAGCAAGTAGCACTGGCACGGAACCCTGGTGCCACCGTTGTTAGTGTCACCGCAGTATTTTGAGTAAGTTTCTTAAACCCTTTATCCCACATCCATCAGTTCTTGATCCTAAACCCAAGAACCCATTAGGTTATGTTACGAACGATGGTATGTGGGCAGTAGTTCCTCTTGGTAATACCAAAAAGTATGTTATCATACACCAAGGAAGTCAAGTCACAACTCTTAATACATACAAACAAGCAGTTGACTTCATCAACAATCAACTCAAAACCCAGAAACGTCAATCCAGGAGTTCTAATGTCCGAAAAAAGCGAAAAACG